TCTTTTTAAACATTTTAATTATTTAATAAAAAAAGCCCCCTGCAAGCAAGGGGCCCTTTAAAGGTATTGTTATATTTATCGGTTACACAGCTTGTGAACCAGGCTTACCTGCGTTCTTAGCGTGACCTGGCTTCTTACCTTCACCAGTATCTTTTCCACCGTCAACTTCATCAGTAACACTTGCATCACCGGTTCCAGAAGACTTACCACCTAAGCTATCAGCTGCTGGTTCTGTAGTCTTACCACCACCATCTGATGGATCGTGTCCAGGTTTGCTACCGTCTTTTGTGTGGGTCGTGTCTTCTTGAAAATTTTCATCTTCAGTATCAGCTAGTGGGTCGTCGTCTCCAACATCACCAGCTTCATCTTCATCATCATGACCGCCTAGTTGGTCGATAATTGCTTTCAAGCAATCTGCTTGATCTGCTGTTAATGTAACTGTAACGTCTCCGCCTTCTTCTGAACCAGCGTCATCGCCCATATCAAGACCGTCATCATCACCTGGGATACCAAGTTCAAAATCTTCGTCTTCACCCATTACGCTCTCATAGAGCTTGTCAAATATTGATTTATCTTCCGACATAATATTACCTTTGTTAGAATTATTTATGCTCTCATTCGCAGTTTTTTTGGTCTTTTTTTCTTTTTCTTCGGCTTCAACTGGATCTTGTAATTCATCCTCAATTGGATCACAGCCACTATCTTTACTTATTTCATCTGCTTTTACTTCATCTTTAGGGCGTTGATCAGTTGCTTTTTCATTGCAATGGGCAGCATTAATTGTAATAATTCCAGTACCTTTACACTTCGTACAGTCTTGTTCTCCGTGTTTGCCGGTACCATTACAGTGTTCGCATTTTACCTCTTCTGTAGCTTTTTCAGTATCTTCTTCAGTGTCTTTCTTTTTTAAAGCTTTTTTTGCTAAACCAACTGCAGCAGCTCTACCTACTGCTTTAGCTGCTCCAACCCCTAATGCTACTAGCGGGGCGGCTTCATTTACAGGCTCTTTAACGGCCTTTTGGCTAGCCGCATAGGCCTCATTAATAGAGAGTAAATCTTTATCGGTCATGTAAATATTTATAGTGCCCAGGCAAAAAAAAGAAGATAAATTTTATTTAGGTAATAAAAACTTACCTAACGCTAATATGGAGTTCGAATGGACTCCAGAGATGGTAAAAGATCTTAAAAAAGCAAAACAAAATATTTTACACTTCGCTGAGAACTTTTTTTATATTGTAAATCTAGATCAAGGTAAAATAAAAATAGATTTATACCCTTGTCAAAAAAGAGTATTACGTAGTTTAAGAGATAATAGATTTGTAGCTTGTCTTGCTTC